CTATTTAAAGAAATATCTGCAAAAAAATCTACAGGTATAGGTGTTTGCTGTGGTACTCCCTCTGGTGGACTTTTATTTCTAGACCATGACGGCCCATCAGCAGCAAAGATATTAGGTGAATGGGGGTTTTCTCTTTCATCACTTCCACCCTCATGGATGGTCACATCAGGTCGGGTTGGTAGATTTCAAATAATTTACCAAGTGCCAGAAAAGTATTGGTCAAAAATTAAAACTCGTAAATTTCAAACAGGGGTCAAAGATGAAGATGGCTCTGTTGAACAGATAGAACTACGTTGGGATGGTACACAGTCAATAGTTTCTGGAAAACATCCAATAACAGATGGTTACAGGTGGATGGATGGTAGATCTCCAAGAGATATTAAAGAAATAGCTGAAGCTCCTATTGCCATAATCGAAAAGATGATGGAGCAGAAAAAGAAAAAGACAAAAACGCCTCAAATTCAAACATATAATTCAGATTCAGATAAAGCACGTTCATTACTTCAGTCCATAAATCCATCACGATTAGATGATTATGATTCTTGGTTAAAGATAGGCATGGCTGCTCATTCTGTTGGCGATGATTCTCTTCTTCAGGAATGGGAAAATTTATCACAAAAAAACAGTAAATATCAATCTGGTGAATGTGAAAAAAAATGGGCTTCCTTTAAATCATCTGGAGTATCTCTTGGAACTCTGCAAAAGTTTGCTTCAGAAGATGGTTGGACACCACCACAACGCAGCTTTCCAAATTCAATAAAACCACAGGAAAAATCTACAATAATTCCAACAAAACTTGAGCAACTAACATCGCAGGAATTAATTAATTTTTTACGCAACCTCAAACAAGAAATAAGGTTTAATATCTTCTCTCACTCCATAGAAATGGATGGCAAAGTAATAAAAAATATTGAACTTTTCTACTTAACACTTGCAGAACTTGGATATAAAGTTCCTAAAGAAATGGCTGTTGATTGCCTTCTTAAAGTAGCCCATGAAAATGAATACGACCCTGTAAAACTTTATCTTGATCATTGCTACAACGAAATAAAGCCAGAACTATATGGCATTGAAAGAATGGCATCCACATATCTGAGGCCAGAGGATCAAAACTTACCAGAGCCAACTATATATGACACCATGCTTAAACTTACTCTTATCAATGCAGTAAGAAGAGCTTACATGGCTGGTTGTAAACATGACACTGCAACAGTATTACAAGGGCCACAGGGAATAAAAAAATCTTCTTTCTGGCAAGTACTATTTGGCCCTTTCTTTTCAGATGCCCTCGGTGATATTTCTTCTAAAGATGATCTTCTTGTCTTACATCGTTCATGGGGTATGGAGTGGTCAGAAATTGACGGAGTAACAAGCCGTAAACACGCTGGAGTAATTAAAGCATTTTTATCAAGATCAACTGACCTTCTCAGAGTTCCATACGGCAAGGCAGTAGAAGAATGGCCTAGAAGAGGCATAATCTGTGGAAGTACCAATAAGGAATCAGGGGTGCTAATTGATGACACAGGCAATCGTAGGTTTCATATAATACCCTGCACAACAAAATCAATTGATCTTGATGCACTACAACTAGAACGCGATTCTTTATGGTCGGCTGCCGTTCACCTTTTTAAAAATAAAGAACAGCATTTTCTATCCACCGAACAGGAAAATCAAATTGAAAAAGAAAACTTAAAATATATGGTCGATAGTCCTTGGCAATCTGTTATCGTTAACTACTTAAACGATCCAGCAAATGCTGTTAAAGATATAACTATAGAACTTTTATTAACAGAAGCCATAGAGAAACCAATATCAAATCAAACAAAATCTGACACTATGACTGTCTCATCCATTCTCAAATCCTTACATTATGAACGTAA